CCGTGAGGAATACCATCAGCGAAGTATCGGGAGACGGCTCCACCGTATATAGCGACATATTCCCCCTGACCAAGATCGCTCCGGGAGAGGGTTCGGTCAAGTTATGGGGAACGACCGACGGAGGGAAGTATCTCGCAACGTCCCCGACAGGAACGGTCACGGGAATGGGTGCGAACCTCATCGTATGCGATGATCTCGTCAAGAACAGTATGGAGGCATACAACGAGCGCATCCTCGAGCAGAAGTGGTCGTACTTCACGGACACGCTATTATCAAGGAGAGAACCGGGGCAGAAGCTCATATTCATCATGACACGTTGGGCGACGAGAGACCCGTGCGGGAGAGCTCTCGAGCACTTCACGGAGATTGGCTACCCCCCGAGGCTCATAACGTATAAGGCACAACAGGACGACGGGACGATGCTATGCGACACCATCCTCACTGCGGAGGATTACGACGTCATCCTCAAGACGATGGCCCCGGGCATCGTGAGGGCAAACTATCAGCAGGAGCCCGTCGACGTTCAGAACCGCATCTATACATCATTCCGCACGTACTCCACCGTACCGTCATGCATCAAGGTCATGGCATACGTCGACACTGCCGACACAGGTTCGGATTATCTATGCTCTATCGTATTCGGCGTATTGGCCGAGGACCCGAGGGACGTGGCCATCCTCGACGTGATCTATACCCAAGCGTCGATGGAGATCACCCAACCGATGGTCGCAGAACAGTTGTGCGGAGACTACCCGATAAGATGCTCCACGGCCCACATCGAGAGCAACAACGGAGGCAGACTGTTCGCGGTCGGAGTTCAGGAGTTGGTCAGGAAGAAGGGCGGGAGCACCGTCGTAGGATGGTTCCATCAGGGTCAGAATAAAGAGGCTCGCATTATGTCGGCGGCTCCGTGGCTGATGCAGCACTGCTTATTCCCGGAGCATTGGGCTGATCGATGGCCCGAGTTCTGGAAGTCCATCGTCACGTATTCAGCAGATACCAAGGCGGAGCACGATGACGCTGAAGATGCCCTCACGGGAGTATGCGAGATAATGACCGCTCCCAAGCGCACGAGCATCAAGGTCAAGGCCACCGGGGACAGATCTCGCATCCCCAATCGGATTATCCAACCTTATTAATCCCGACGGCTAAACCGCAACTATGTCGGTACTTCCCCAATACGCCCGAGGGCGCATATCCATCCCGTGGTGGTACTGCTTCGGATGGATGAGCTCGTGGGCGGTGGCGGGGATATTCGGCATTAAGGAGAACGAGACCATGGAGATCGTATTAAGCAACGTGACCATCATCGCCATGGCGGTCGCATCCTTCATCGGCTCGCTCGCATTCTGCATATCCATCGCACTCTCGAAGTACGCCAAGCAGAAAGCGGACGCAGTCAAGCTGGAGCGCAAGATCGCCGAGGGCGGAAGGGACCCCGAGAACCTCGAGGGACTGACCGCGTGCGAGAAGTGGGAATTGAGCAAGGCGGGGAAGTTCGACAAGATCTTCCTCATCGGATATGCACTGACCGCAATACTCGGAGCACTGCTCGCATGCGCAGTCCTCATCATCGCACAGGAGCGCATCGCTGACGAATGGATGACCTACGCAGTCTACGGGCTGGTCCTCGGTATCATCGGTGCATGGTTCCTCTACGAGACCGTGACCAAGTCGGTCATGGCCGGGGAATGGCAGAAGAAGTCAGAGGACGCCTTTCGCATTGTTAAGGCCGCTACTGATAAAGCTGCTGAAGTAGAGGGCGGTTACGAGGCACTCATCGCCAAGTTGGTAGCATCGGGCGTCAAGAAGTCCGAGGCCAAGAAGCTCGCCAAGGAGATGATCGTCGCGAACCCCGACCTCCTGACCAAGGAGGAATAAACACAAGGCCCCCGATGAGGGGGCTGATTATCCAACCTTTTTAACTCGCTATTGTTAGCGCGTATTATGATTGAGGACGATCTGCGCGGACTTCTCGCTGATGAGCTCGACGAGGATGTATACGCTCGCTTAATCCCCGTCGGGATGCCCGAGTGCGTGGTCGTTCAGAACATGGGCGGGAGCACCGCAAGGGCTGGCATCCGCAGGGCGTATTATACCGTCAGCATCATGGGCGTATCGGCAGACCGCGAGAGGGCGGGGCAGATCATGCGCAGAGCGAGGAATAAGCTCGTAAGGGCACTCCCTGTCAAGATCGGCGACACCCATTACTACACCGCCATCCCCCTCGCAGACGGGAAGCTCGATTACAAGACGAACAACGGCCCGAAGTACGTCGCATTCGTCGACATGGAGGTGGGAGCTTCCTTATGATCTCGGCGGTCAAGGCATGCGCGGACCTGCTCAACAGGGTCATAACGGACACGTGCCCGACACCGTGGTATATCACACCAGCGAGGTGCGGAGTTGCCCGGTGCGGTGCGTCGTACTGCGCCAAGGAGGACGGGAGCAAGGGCAACGTCTACGCGGGAATGCTCCCGACGGTCATGTGCAAGCAGTATCCCACCGCGGCACTCACGGAAGAGCTCGGAGGACCAGCAGATCAGCGTCAGAGGTTCGATTGGGCATTCGACAACCCGTCGTTCACACTGCACATCGTCGGCGATGAGCTCACGGCCCTCGACGGCATAGCGGACACAGTGATCGGGGCACTTGACGGAACAGGACACTACGATACGATGTTTGGCACGATCAACGGCATCCGCATCAATCCCCCCAAGAGGACGGTCAGGAACGACCGCCCGAGATATGACGTTCAACTTCTAATCGAAATGGAGATGGCAAGAGCATGAGTTTGACAGGCAGACACATAACGGCGGGAGACCTCACTCCCGTGATTGTAAACGAGGAGACGACATACGGAACGCCCACAGGCGACCCCGCTCTTTACGGAGACGTCGCAGAGGGCGGGAGGTTCACGTTCACGGACAACCCGAACCCCTATCTCGCATGGAGATACGGTTCGAGGTCATTCGACCCCACGGATTACGTCACGCAGCAGAAGGACGCATCTTATACGGCATCGCTGGAAGTCCGCGATATTCCGAGCTGGTACGGCATCATCAACAATGCCGCGGGACTTATGGGCACACAGGGAGACCCTCTGCTCCCGTCGACCACTAAGGAGATCTGCGTCAGGACAGGTGCGACGGCATGGCAGGGCAGACAGTACACGGGATGCAAGACCAACAAGCTCACTATCTCGGCAGACGCTCCCGGAGGAGTGGTCAAGTTCGAGGAGGAGGTCATGGCATCGAAGTCCGTGCCCGTTACCCGCAACACCGCTCTCGCATTGTGGAAGTCGGACAACTCGCCCGCAGTCCAATGGATGAACGGCATCACGCTCAACGGCTCGGACATATACCCGCAGTCGTTCTCGCTCTCTATCAGCAACAACCTCGAGCGCATCCGCGTACCGAACAACGGCAACGCGATCACGGGAGCACTGCTCGAGGGCAGAAGGGAGATAGAGTTCGAGGCTGACATTTGGATGGAAGATCTGTCCTACGTGGCCAACTCCATAAACAACGCGTACCCGTCCGGGAGCATCGTCGTGACCCTCGGCATAGACAACGCGGTCGCGCTGACCCTCGGAGGACTGCGCTGGATAAGCGACAGTCATCCCGACCTTATTCAGGACAAGCAGAGACAGAAGCTCAAGTTCAGGGCTACCAGCCTCAACCTCTCGCTGGCGTGATAGCATGCTATGGGACCAGCACCGCGAGAGGTACGAGGCTGGCGGGTACGTCATCCGTCGTATCACGTACTGCAAGTTCCGTGAGCTCACGAAGGACGTCACGGACGAGGACATGGCACGCATAGGGAGGCTCAATGCCAAGAGGGAGAGCGGTGCTCAATTGGATGCGGATGAGACCGCAACGCTGACCGAGATCGCGGGGAAGTGGCCCGTCGACGATCTGCGCGGAGCATGCTTCATCCCGCCCGTATCAGGCGCACAGGCGCAGGAGATACTCGCATCACTGCCACGCAGGATCAGCGAGGACCTCGAGAGGAAGCTCGACGAGTACACGACCCCTGAGATACCCACGGACGATACGGCAGACCCCCTCGCGGTGCTCCTCGTCGCTACCGGGAATACAGGCATCGACATGGCGGACATGACCGTTGGACAGGGCTACGCGATAGTGGCGATGCTGACCAAGGGGGGAGATGAATGACCGCACAGGAGATCACATCGGTTCAGAATGGCGATTGGAATACAGGTGCGACATGGGATAGCGGAACGGTGCCCACCGCAGAGGACAACGTCTACATCGACCATAATGTCACGGTAGGTGCGGATTTTGTCGCTGGTACGATCACGATAGAGACCACTGGCTCGCTGACCACTGCAAGTACATGGACGCAACAGACACCTATAACAGGCACGTTCAATGAGTTCACAATGGACCGCATACTCAACGATAACCGCACGGTCAACCTCGACGGAGTTCAGCTTATCGGAGTGACCCCGAGCATATCATCGGACAATGCAGGTACCGATAGCTTCCCGTACACGTTCCCGCTCATCGAGGACAATGAGAACATAATCTTCGACGACCCCGGGTTCCTCGCATCATCGTCACAGATGCAGGACATAAAGCCCGAGGGCATAGCGCACGCATACGCCCGCAAGGTAAGCAACGCGGTCCGCTATATGACACTGACCGTCAAGATAAGGAGCACCAAGCTAAACTATCTCGGCACGCTCTACCGCATGCAACAGGGACCGTTCCAAGTGTTAGCGGTCACTCACTCGTGCATCATCAAGGGACACATCGAGGCGGTCGTTCCTGATAGTTCGAGTGTCGGCAGAGAGTATCTCTCCGTCCGTCTCACGATAGCGGAGGGCTCGGGAGCATGAGCAACCTCGCAT